GAAGAAGTAATTGCTCCGCTTGGTATGAAGCACGTTCGAGCAGAAAGACTGTATCGAATGAGCGAACAGTTTGGAGATTGGGACGGTGAAGATGCTACACAACTACACGGTATTGGCAAGTACGGTTGTGATAGTTATAGACTTTTTTATAAAAATGAAATACCTGAGGACGTAGGTGATCACGAACTCAAGAGATATATTGAGGAAGAATTAAATGTCGCATAATATGATTGATCAAATGGTATCTGTACATTGTACTGATAATGATAAAGAAACTAAAGGTTATATTCTAAATGTTAATCTCGAAAAGACATTAGACGTAAGTATGAATACAGTAAAGGTTCATTTTATTTACGAAGCAAAACATAAACACTATGTCGGAAGAATGGCAGGATATGAGTTTACGATCAAAGCAAGTGACTTACCAGATGATCCTACAATTAGACCTTTTAGGAGAGCACGTTAATGGAATTTAAAGATGTTCCTTGGAGAGAAGTAGTAATTGATACTAGAGACTTTGTAGTATTCAAAGACGGATTTCCTGTAACAGAAGGACATTTATTGTTCGTTCCTAAGATTGAAGACTGGGATAGTCTCGCAAAATGTTATAAAGCCGCTTATGCCTGGGGCTACGATTGGGTACAAAAAGGCATTTGTGATTCATATAACATAGGTCAAAATGTAGGAAAAGAAGCAGGCCAGACTGTTATGTGGCCTCATGTACATCTTATACCAAGACGTAAAGGTGACATGGAAGATCCACGTGGCGGAGTACGTCATGTAATACCAACCAAAGGTAACTATAAAAAAGGAGAATAGTATGACTGATTTAAGAGAAACAATTAAACAAGGATTAATTGAACACGCAAAAGGTCACATTGAAAAACATAGAATTAATGTTGAGATCTTAATGCAAAAAACAGCAGGTGTTGCTGAACATCCAGACACGCTAGACACAATTGAAAAAGAATTACGTGTTATTGCTGACTATCACGATCAGCTAGAAGTATTAGAGAAATATTTCTAATATGGGTACGACTGTTTTTTTAGGTGACAGTCATACATGTGGGTATGACTCTGTTCCAGGACAAGCAGGACCTGGCAGTTATTCAATGTGGAATGATAATAACTACGCAGAGTTATACAGTTTATTTCATAATAAAAAAACAGCAATTTATGCCGTTCCAGGATCTTGTAATAGAATTTATCCTGATTGGCTAAAAAGTATGTTTGATCGCTATCCGGATGTTGACGAGGTTTTTGTTTTATTATCAGCATGGAACAGATTTATGTTAGCTGGCAATAAAACATTATCCCCAGACGTTTTGCCTGTAGATTATTTTACAACTAAGGTTGAGGAAAAACATAACGGACTCGTTGACATTTATCAAGACAAATTATTCAATGAAGACAGATTTCAACTTTATAATAAACCACACCACGGTGATTTTCAAACTGGCGCTAGTGTAAACTTTAACTATGATAATGCGTTAATTGATCCAGACATAAGAAAAGATAGTTTTATGAAAGTAAAATTGTTCTTTGATCTAAATACACACCTAGAACAAAGAGACTTTTTTAAAGACATATATACTATGGATAGAATGTGTGCTGATAAGAACTGTGCTTTATACTTTTTCAATATGACTAGCAGAATGAAGTTTCCTGAAAAGTTTGATTTCTATGGCGATTTAAAAGTTACTAGTGTATCGCCAGTTACTGTAGAAGAGTACTTTAAGAAAAAGTTTATAAATCATGAACAATATTTTTTAAACGACGGCGAACATTATAATAAAAAATATCATAAATTAGTAGCGGAGGATTATCTTACTTGGCTAAAAGATTATTAATTGCCGGCGATAGCTTCGCCGCTCGATATCCAAATGATAAAGGTCAAGGATGGCCTTTGCTTCTACGTGGAGAATATGAAGTTACTAATGTTGCTCAAGCCGGAGTAAGTGAATATAAAATATTAAAACAATTACAAAGTATTTCTAATATAGGACAATATAATTACATTGTTATAGCTCACACTAGTCCGCATAGAGTACATACACGCAAAAGTATTCACAATACAAAATTACATAAAGATTGCGATTTGCTATTATCTGATGTTGAAGCAAAAAAATTTACTTTAGATCCAGCAATTAGATCAGCTAAAGGTTATTTTAAATATCATTTTGATCCTGATTACTACCAAGACATTTATCAACTTGTTAGAAACGAAATTAATAATATAACAAGATATGTTCCTACACTACATATAGATCATTTCGATACAGCGTTATCATATGCTAAAGAAAAATATCGTCTTGACTTATCAAGTATGTGGCCTTATTATCGAGGTGACATTAATCATTACACACATCAAGGAAACGAAATTGTGTGTGCTAGAATCATAGAAAGGTTAAAAGATTTAAAATGAGTGAGTATCCAAAACAAACAGGTCCAAATAGTTGGACAATCGAAGTTAAACAAGACGGAAAAACCAAAGAACTTTATATAGAATTTCCTCCCGGAGCTCTTGACCAAGCAGGTTGGGATGTAGGAGATGATTTAATTTGGAAAGAACTTGATGGCGGTGCTTGGTCTATATCCAAAAAAGAACTTGACAAAAGCCAATAAAAAAGGTATAATAGTATTACAATGACGATAGCAACTGATAAGAAATATTACTTTAGCGAAATCTTTCACAGCATTCAAGGTGAAGGACACTACACAGGCGTACCAACTGCTTGGGTACGTTTTTTCTTGTGTAATCTACAGTGTAACGGGTTTGGACAAATTGATCCTCGTAACCCAGATACATACGATCTGCCTTTCGAAAAGTTTGATACTAGCACAGTAAAACGTGTAGAAGACTTACCTGTATGGGATAAAGGCTGTGATAGTAGTTACACTTGGAGTAAAAAGTTTAAACACTTAATGGGTCAAAAGACTGCTGTTGAACTAGCACATCAGATTATTGACACACTTAAAACAGATAGTAATCCAGATGGTTTGTTTCTACATCCTGTTACAGGACAAAGACAGCACTTCTGTGTTACAGGTGGTGAGCCGTTAATGAAACATGGCCAAGAAGCGTTTATTGGCATCATGACAGAATTTAAACGTTTAGGTAATATGCCTGCTAGTGTTACATTCGAAACAAACGGTACACAAGCACTTACACAAGAGTTTAAAGATTTTTGGCATGTAGATAATGAAGTGACTAAAGATGTTGAACTATTTTTTAGTGTATCACCTAAACTATGGAGTGTATCAGGTGAACAAGCAAAAAAAGCAATCAAACCAGAAACTGTAAGTGAATACTTTAATTTATCTAACAGGGGACAACTAAAGTTTGTTGTAGGAAGTGAACAACATCAATGGGTAGAAATGGAAGATGTTATCTCACAATTTAAAGCACAAGGTGTAGATTATCCGGTATGGGTTATGCCAGTTGGTGCTAGAGAAGAAGAACAAACAGCAACAGCCGGAGAAGTTGCTAAGATGGCATTTGAACGTGGATATAATGTAGCCGCAAGGGTACACGTATACTTGTTTGGCAATGCTATCGGAACATAAGGAAAAGTTATGGACTTTATAAAGAAAATGTTTAAGAAAGACGAGACTAAGAAAAGTACAACTAAGTCTCCGAAAGATGAACATCGTGAACTTTTAGAAAAACAAAAGAAAGCGGCGACAAAGAAGAAAGAACCTTGGGTTGCTGTACTTGACACACAAATTAATCCAGAAAATGTTAAAAACGGATTCTTTGAACTTGACTGGAACGAACATTTTGTGTTAAAATTAAGACAAGAAGGTTATGGATATGACGGTGATCCAGAAGAAGAAATCGTCGATCGTTGGTTTAAAGATCTAGCTCGTAATATTTTAGAAGAACAAGGGCAAGATACTAAAGCTGACGCAGGGTTTATAAACATAACACCAATTGATAAAGGTAAAGCAGAAGTATCATGAGTACATATATTCTAGTAGACACAGCAAATACATTTTTCCGTGCTAGACACGTAGTTAGAGGCGATGCTGAGATTAAAATCGGCATGGCATTTCACATTACACTAAACAGCATTAGAAAGGCATGGAAAGACTTTAATGGTGATCATGTTGTGTTTTGCCTAGAAGGTAGAAGCTGGCGCAAGGACTATTATGAGCCTTACAAGCGTAATAGACAAGTTGCTCGTGCCGCACTTACTGAACGTGAACAAGAAGAAGATAAACTATTTTGGGAATCTTTTGATACATTCAAAGACTTCATTAATGAAAAAACAAACTGTAGTGTTTTACAAAATCCACAGCTAGAAGCAGACGATCTAATTGCTGGCTGGGTACAGAGTCACCCTAATGATAATCATATTATCATTTCTACAGATAGTGACTTTGAACAACTCATCGCTCCTAATGTAAAACAATACAATGGAGTAAGCGAGACAACCATTACATATGAAGGATATTATGATGCCAAAGGGAACCCCGTCAAAGACAAAAAAACTGGAGAGCCAAAAAAAGCACCAAACCCAGAGTGGCTCCTCTTCCAAAAGTGTATGCGAGGAGACACAAGTGACAACGTTTTCTCAGCTTATCCGGGAGTTAGAACGAAGGGATCAAAAAACAAAGTCGGACTAACTGAAGCATTTGAAGATCGTAATACTAAAGGATTCAATTGGAATAATCTAATGCTACAGCGTTGGACTGATCATAATGGTCAAGAACATCGTGTACTAGAAGACTATGAACGTAATAAAAAACTTATTGACTTGTCAGCACAGCCTGATGATATTAAAAAAGTAATAGCTACAACTATTGCTGAAAGCATCGAAGAAAATAAAAACATAAGTCAAGTTGGTATCCGACTTATGAAGTTTTGTAATTTGTTTGATCTACAGAAAATTGCGGATCAAGCACAAAGCTATGCTGAACCATTAAATGCGAGGTACCCACAATGACAACATTAATTGCTAAACCAATTATTGAAAACAAGTTTTGGATCGTTGAACAAGACGGAGAAAAGTTTGCTACTCTTCGCAAAGACGAAACAAGATTTGTTATGAGCAACGAAAACGGAGTACAATTTTTTCCAAATAGAAAAAGTATTCTACAACAGTTTGGAAAAGACTTTTTTGTTGTAAAAATTAAAAAAGAAGCAGACGATGCTAAACCTAATGAAGTACATGGCTTTTCTACTAGTACAAAGCCACACAATAGCATGTACGATATTAAGAAAAAACTTCCGCTGTTTACAAAAAGTAAGGATTCAAAAAGTTTATATTGTGCTGGATATTACACAATTAGATTTGACAAAGGTTGGGTAAAAAGTTTTTGCCCTAAATTAATTACACTACAACGATATGATTACAAAGGACCATTTAAAACAGAGATGGAAATGAGATCTATGTTATCAAAGGTTTCAAAATGAGTAACTTACCTGATAGAGTACCTAGTATTGAGAAACTAGTACAACGTATTAAAACAGCAGAACAAGCAAATCAAAAAGAGATTAAAATCACATTATCTGAAGGAAAAGAGTTAGTTTACGATTTAGCTCTTATATCATCAAAACTATCACAAACTATTAGCAATATAGGTTCTAAAATAGACAAATTGACTATAGCAGAACAGACTATTGATGTCAAGATGGACGGCGGCGAGTTCTAAAGGGATAAATATATGCGTAGTTAATTAAAAGGATTACGTATAATGAGTAGACCAAAGCCAAAGGTCTTATTAGAATTTGCTAATAAAGACACATATAAAGTAGAACAGATTCTCGAAGCAGAAGCAATCTGGGCTGTGTTTTACAACGGTTCTCCTTTCAATTTAAAGAGCGGCAGTCTAGTTACTAGCTATCCCGGACCTAAATATAAAAAGGTATCTTTTTCAAATCCAGGACACGCACATAACTTGGCTAGAAAATTGAATAGAATGTTTAAAACTGAAAGCTTCGAAGTAGTTAAATTAACAAAAGGCGAAGTACTAAAAAGTGATGATCAACAAAGATGATTATACTAGAAAATTTTTACAAGCCGCTGACATCCTCCCAACCGACAACTTAGTAAAAGAAAAAATCACAGAATGGTGGTATAACTTAAGATCTAAAGAGTCCGGAGGTCTGCGTCTAACGGAAAAAGGACTTGACTTTATAGTAAAAGATGCTAAACTTAAATCATATGTTGTTAAGTTTCCAGGTAAGTTTACTATTACACCTCAAATCTTAATTTGGTTAGATAAATTTATTGAAACACCATACTACATAACAAAGAAGGATATCACAGTGTTTTCGGAAAGATCAGCTTTTGAACTTTATCTTTTTAGTGGAGATGTTAAAAAGTTTGGATATACAAGAGCATTACGGCAACGCTTGATCCAGGATTAAGCAATCATTAACTACTATTATTTAAATACAACAAATGTTAGACATATCACCTTTAAGCATTTTGAACAAGCGTAAACTAAAATGGGCACCAGCTCACTTTCATATGTTTACACTAGGATCTAATGAATGGCTATGGGATAATGCTGTTCAAAATTGGATAGAGTACAAATTGAAAGGTAGATATTGTTTAATAGTTAAAGAAGATAATAGCGGTACTAAAACCGCTGTTGGATTTGAAGACGAAAAAGAGCTAACTTACTTTACGTTAGCCTGTCCATATACAAGGAGATAAAAATGACAGATGAAAATAAACAGGCAGAAGCACCCAAGGCAGAAGCAACGCCAGCAGGAGCTCCAGCTGAATTAACAATTAACGATCTCAATGCTATCAAAACAATTATTGATGTAGCATCAACTCGTGGCGCTTTTAGAGCAAATGAACTAGAAGCTGTAGGAAAAGTTTTTAATAAACTTAATACTTTCCTAGAATCAGTTACTCCAAAACAGCCAGAAGGTGAACAAGCACCGGCACAAGCACCGGCACAAGCACCAGCAGATCAAGGAGCACAACAACCGGCGCAACCAGCGCAGTAAGGAGAAAGTTATGGCTTTAAAACATGTAGGTAAAATGAAAAACAACAATGCTAAAGTATTAGTAGCATATCGTACATTACCTGGAGAATCAGATAATGCACTTGTTGTTGATGTTGCTCGTTTAACAGACGCACAACACGATGAATTAATGAAAGTAGTAGAAAGCAATCAAGCACAAACAGCAAACGAACTTGCTGACGTTCTTTCAAGACGCTATTTTCCAGACGGTAGACAAATGCTTATGGCACTACATACCGACGGTAGATTGAAAAAAGTTAGTACAAGTGGTGTAATTATGACACCAACAAATTCAAACACTGTTGTATTATCTGAATTAAATCAGATGATTGCTGAACAAAAAGGTGTGACCGTTGATCAACTATCAGTTACAGAAACAGAAGAAACTGTTGCTACTGCTAAAGAAATGCCAACTGCTACAACCGAACAAGCACCAACAGAAGTTAGACAGGATCTAGATGCTCCTCTAACTGATGAAGACCTTGCTAAATCATATCGCTCACAAGCAGATAGACTAAGCAAAGAAGCGGCAGAACTAAGACGTCAAGCAGAATCACTTGTACCAACTAAGAAAAAAACCGCTGTTAAGAAAAAAGAAGATGTAAGTGTCTGATAAGAAACCTTACCGTCCGCCAGAAGAATTTATTAAACACTGGCCGGAAGTTTTCGAACACATTTACATGAAGAGTATGCCAATACGGTATATTCACGGTGTTGAGATTAAGTTTGGTGATGGTCGTATATGGGAGGTTGACATAACTGAGCAACTGCCTTTTTCAAGCGAAAACGAAATAGTTGCTAAGTTAACGTCAGCCTTAAAAGAAATCGCATCAGAAGTCAAATCTATTAATTTTAACATCAACATCAATAAACTAAAAGCCGATATCGAAGATCAAACAAAAAATATATTGAGGGACGAATGACACAAGTAAAATTGATTTCATATTCACAGCCAGAAGAAGGATTAACTGCTGAGCATTTAAGAGATGTACAGGATTTAATTGCTTACTGTGCTAGGGTTTCTAATCCATCAAATCAGATGAATAAAGAAACTTCGGAAAAACTTATCAGGTATTTGATTAAACATGCCCACTGGTCACCACTTGAAATGGTTAGTGCTTGTTTAGAAATTAATACTACACGTGACATTGCTCATCAAATTGTAAGACATCGTTCGTTTAGTTTCCAAGAGTTTAGTCAGCGTTATGCTGATCCGGCAGAGTTCGGAGATCAATTTGTACTGCGTGAAGCACGACTACAAGATCCAAAAAATAGACAAAATTCTATTGCGTTGGGTACAACACAACAAGATATGAATCTAATTAATGATTGGGAATCGCAACAAGAAAAAGTTATTGCGGCGGCTAAAGAAGCATACGAGTGGGCAATCGAAAACGGTATTGCTAAAGAACAAGCTCGTGCTGTATTACCAGAAGGTTGTACAAAAACACGTTTGTATATGAACGGAACACTTCGTAGTTGGATACATTATATTGAACTACGTGGTGCTAATGGCACACAACAGGAACATATGGACATTGCTCATGCTTGTGCTAAAACTATTGCTAAAATTTTCCCAATGGCAATGGATTTGCGTGAGTAATACATTTATTATAAAAATCTGTCAATTCGGGGAACGTTCTTAAAAAGTTCGTTCCTCGTCTTTTATCGTGTTCATCAACAAATCTTAAAAAATCAACTCTATTCTCAAGTAAACGATCGCCTGTAAATCGGTTACTTTCTACCCATTTTATAACACGTTCCCATTTTGTTACATCTGTATCACTAAAATACTTGAAGTTCCAATTTTTGGTATTTTGTTTCATAAAATCTAAGCAGTCATACATTGTATCCAAATGATCATCGTCTAGTATTTGTAAGCTCAAATGTTCGGGCTCTAACAAGTACGGAGTGTCTATTGTAAAGCGATTGTGTGTTAAGGTGTTATATTTGTGCTTCCACTCCAAGATCCGCGCTAGCAGACCCTTAAAACGGTGCACAGACATGAAATTTACGGTGATCATAAGTCCGCACTGTGCGTTAGGAACTGCTTTCATGAACGTATCTACATTCTTTTCCCATAGTTCCAAATTTAAACCATTTCTAATATATTCAGCTTGATCACCCCAGGTGTCAATACTAGTAAACAGTTGTACTCTATCTATTTTTTTATGCTGTGTTAATACAGTAACCTTGTCTATAAACTTATTAAGATTTCTTTGAGGAACACACATATTGGAATTTACACTAAATTCTAATTTTGGATTAGGATTCTTTTCCATATAATCCATCACTTTGAATACGTTACTGCTTAACAACGGTTCACCACCTGTTACACGCAAAGTGTGTAATTGAGGATATATGTCTGGAAACCATTTCCAAAATGCTTCAATATAAGGGTTATTCTTTTCTTTGTAAATCCACTGTTCGCGATTTTTATTGTTGGCATGATATTGTCTTTTATTTCTATTTTGGAGTAAAGGGTAATCACCAAACTTATTAAATTCGTTTTCCCAAGCACTACTAATACTAGGAGTACAGTAACTACATTTCATTTGGCATTCATTACCAAAATTAACTTCTAAATATTTAGGAGCCACATCAGCATCCCACGGCATGGATTTTAATTTATCTACTGTGCCTTTCTCCATTTCTTCAAACTCGGCACTTCTAAAATGTCTGTCACTAAGTGAGCCAGAATCTTCTAATGCCCAACAATAGCTACACTCGGGCGGACGCTCGTCGTTTAACATCATTTTGCGTTGTTCTTTTTTATATTTGCTATTATGTAATGCGCTTGGATTTTCTTTTAATTCATCTAAACTAACTTTATGCATACTAGGATGATAGCAACTATGATTGTCACCTGTATGTAAGTGTATGCTTACATGATTCCACTTTGCTGAACAAAAACCTTTTCCAATCTTTGTGGCAATTTTTTTATATTTTTTATTTGGATCTGGTTTCCAAAACATTATGACACATCCTTAAATTTTTCTTTCAACCAATTAAAGTTGTTTATGTTATGTAGTTCTTTATTTTTATATCCGTATTCTCTACCAGCTAACGCACCTAGTTTAGCATATTCAGCATACTCTACATCATTAAACTTTTCACACCATGTAGTTAATCTATATTCATCATCTTTAACATTTTTTAACTTTACAGTTCCGCTGGCTAACTTGACGCATTCTCTAAAAGCTGTACGCCATGTATGAAAAGCTGTACTGTTAAATTTGTGTATGTTTGTAACATAATTAACTGGAACAATATCAAAAGCAGTAGTCATATCTACTCCTTGATTGTTTACAAACAGCCTCTTATCAAAAACTTTTATTCCGCCATGGCCATAAATTAAATCATTAATAGGATTTATAGCTCTGAACACAAAAACTTTCTTTTCAGTACTAAGCTCATTTAAAAAATGTGTGTATGAGAAACTTTCTAAAATATCACAATCAGCATCTAATACCAAAAATCTATTAGTTAAACTTTTATTCGCACATAGTTTATGACTATCGTGTATTCCATCTGCTGTAACGACTTTTTGTAAAGTTTCTAACTTGCTTTTTGCTTTTTCAAAATTTTGTTTAGCAAAAGGATCGTCGTAAACTAGGAACCACTTGTCCATATCTTTTCCTTGTTATAATATGTCTTACCTAGATCGACGGCTTCTTCATATAACTCTATCATATGTAAACTTTGTTCACTATCA